GAATGATCAATTCACCCGGCTGCTACATTGCTGAATCGACAGCAAACATGAGATCAACAGCGGCACTGCTGTGGATCCACTTTAGTGGTCGTTGCCTTAACTGACGTTCAAAGTCTTTTTCAGCCTCACGATCACAGGAGGGTCCATACAACTCGACAAAGGAGTCCCAGGTATCATCCGCTGGCTCCCTCTCGGTCCCTGTCATTCGGTATTTGGCATCATCGCCAAACCTGGTTTCCAGTGCAGACAGCTTCTCTGTCATTACACTGACGTACTTACGTAGGAACGGTACGTGCATCGAGGTGGCCCGGTAGGACTTTAAAGTCCCATTCAGCAGTTCCAGCCAGACCTTTTCGGGTCTGTGACTAGAATACAGCATGGCGCCTATCTTCACAAGGCATCTTCCAGGTTTCTTACCAACAACGTACTGTCCATCCACCGGATAAAACCGAAGTGACAGATATTCACCCTCCATTGGGTTTTCTGTTATCCCACCCACGGCACGGTATCCAAGGGCTCTTTGCCATGACTCGAAGTCCAATTTGGCTTCATTGTAGTCCTTGAAAATGTGAAGTATAGCGCTTTTGTTGATCAGGGAATAGTTGTCATCCCCTAGTGCCGCCACAGCGATCGTGTCCTCCGGGTTGATTGTGGTGCCTCGACAAGATCGAGCCCACCAGGACCAAACCGCCTCACCAGTATTCTTCGTATTACCTGATGAGGTGTTAAGATCGCCTGACTTGCGCGTACCCTTCACCTGCCACATCATGTCCTTGTAATAAACACGAGACGAGGCCGCCGCCTTAAGATAAGGCTCGCCCCAATACTCGTCACAAAATCCAAGTTCACGATAGTGGTCATGTTCCCTGCCTATGCATGTCACACCCTGTGTCACGTCATACTTACTATAGTCTGAGAACAACACAACAAAGTCACCAATGCGCTGTGCATGGTAATTCATCCAGTAGCTTTGCTGGTCGGCTGAGATGCCAGAGCTATACCAGATGTGGTTGTGAATGTGCCAGACGTATTTCAGCATGTTTGAATAGTTGAGAAACCACGGACCAGCTAGGGCTTTCATCACATTAGACAAACCCTGTATGACACGCGGCATAACAGCCTCATACGGACACTTAGTGAATAGCATTTGCTTCTCA